CTCTATTGAATGAATCCAATCATCATTTGATTCAGCGATCTCATAGAGATCAATCATTTCATCTTCCATAAAAAAAATTGTGTGTTCAAATCTAGTATTACATATTGTGGGTAGTTTGGCAACTATCCAATCGGAGGCGCTCCAGCACCGCCATATTGAGCAGGCATAGCGTCCATATCAAATTTCTTTGATGCTTCCTTTTCTTCAAGTTGACCTTTTAATTGATTGACTTGAATAACAAGTGCCTTAATGTCATCTTGTTGTTTGAATAGTGCCGCTTGAACCATTGCCTCCAGATCAGTTAACCTTTCATCAAGATTGCCAATGGTTTTCATTGCTAATTGTAATTGTTTCTTAGTTCTATCTACTTGGTTTAACTTAACCTTAGTTAGTGTCTCTGTATCAGAAGTAAGTGAATCGTAAACCATAATTAATTCTTTTTAGTTATTTAGTACGTTGGGCATTATCTCAGGTAGAGATAACCACCCGCCCAATCACACACGTTATAGAGTTTTGCTCTGTTGACATCATCACTCATATTAAATCTAACGTGTTTAGCGGGTTTCTTCCACCCTGCTGGTTTATATACTTCGCCTGTCAACTTATCAACAAAGCAGTGGACGCTTATGTCATCTTTAAACTGACGATTGACTTGTTTCCAGCGTAGGCAAACTTTGTAGTATTTTCTGCCCTTTTCTATGAAAAAACTAATTCTATCATCTTCTCCCGATTCAATCTGAGTAACCTTTTCCTGTAGATATGGGTCAGGTTTATCTGCCATGTTTTGATTATTAACGATAGAGCGTACTGAATAATCTCTATACTGTTGTTCAAGGCAACGACATAGTTTCTCTGTCCATTGTAACACCTTGACTTTTTGAGTTGCTTGATAAAATACTAAGTTTGACATTGTGTTTTAGTTGTGTCTGAAATAAAAAGAAGTGGAGCAGAGGAACAAACACAAACCCTCTCTCCACTTCTTTATAATAGTATCTTTTCTCGATACTGTCAACTACATTGTGCCACTAATATAATTGTCACTGCCTCTTAGAACTAGGAAACAACTGTATGTCCTCAGTTCCATATCTACCTATCGCCTCTGCCTTGGCATCAGCACCAAAATTACTAAGACTTTCAAAAGGAGTCCTGAATAGTCTGTTGTTAATTTTAACAACTGCTTGCCAATGTGCCATGATTAAAATAAGTAGGGTGTCGAGAAACAAAAACCAGTTGCCGCATTTCTGAATACACAACTCAGGAGTCTATACCTAAATCGCCAGCGCGAGGGTTAGTTTTGTTTCTCACTTACTAATTATAATAGATTACTTTTTCTTTGGCAACCCCTCTTTATGATTAAATGCCTCAAGTCTCTCATTTGGACTTAGATTCACACATCGCCAACCATAATCCCCATTGGTAACTATAGTAGGCATCAGGTTCATTGACAGGGTGATTCTATTTTCACCACTATTTGTTTCATATCCATGTGTTATATGTGATGGGAATATCATCAACTCGCCTTCATTCGCTATCACTTCATTAACTTGATTGTGCTGTGTGTTCTTATTCCTGATAAAATTCAGACAGGGCATATTGGGTGTGAAGATCGACTCATCTTTCATAAAATGTGTGGGTATATGTTTACCCTCTAGTATATCAAAGTTCACATAATATATGGCAGATAAGTAAGAGTTGCCGTGGAAATGTGGATACTGGAAACCACCTTTGTCTGCTACATTTATCCAACTGTCTGTAACTTGAACTGTCTCCTGTATATAATCTCCCTTGACTTCTTTAGCATACAACTCTGCCTGTTGTTCACACCAGTTTCTAAATCTTCCATACTTACTATCATCATGTAATACTGAATAATGTCCTATATGTTTTAAATCTTCTGAACCAGTATTGAATGAGAGATCACTAAATCCTTTTTCCTCTATCTCCTGTAGCACAGTTTCTTTTACCTTAGCATGAAATGGGCAAGGTATGATCGCCACTGGCGTAGGTAGTACGTTAATAACTTCCATATTATAATTCGGGATTATCCCATAGTTGCCCTGATCTGAATGTTGTCATGGCAGTGTGTCTCTCATCTTTTGTTAGTGGCATAACTTCAAAAGAATTAATATATCTAGGCATAAGATTACTGGATATAGTAATTCTATTGTCTGTGTGATTAGTTCTATAACCATGAACACAATTAGATGGCCACAGGATCAACGATCCTTCTAATCCTACCACTTCATTAATATCATTATACTTGGTATGCTTATGATTAGTCAACATATATGAATAATAATCAGGATATTTTTGACTCTCATTAGGACGATAAAAATAAGTTGGCGAGTGTGACGAATCATCAAAGTTGACATAATATAAGGCACACACGGCGGCATTTATATGGAAATGTGGTAGTTGTTTGCCACCAGCATCACATACATTTATCCAACTGTCAGTTAAAAAGAAATTTGATGTATCATAACCTAATATATTCTTGGCATATATCTCTGCCTGTAGTTCTATCCACTCTCTAAACTCTTTGTACTTATCATTTGATAACGGCGAATAGTAATCTAGGTGTTCAAGTGATTTGGTGACAGCATCTATTTTTTTATGTTCGTATTCATCACCATGACTCTCAATCTCATCAATCAATAACGACTTAACTTTGTCATGCTCTGGGTACATCACTACACCTAATTGCACTGGCAATATGTCAACTACCCTCATGCCCTTTTCCCCATACAGACTCTACAAATCTAGGGTCTAACATTTCTTGAGAACAAGCAGAGGTATTGAAACTTACTGTCCACCTATCATGTTCAGTATTATTTGTTCTACTACCATGTTCTAACCACGAGGGAAATAAGTATAAATGTTTTTCTTTAATGGGCACATCATAGAAATACTGTCCATAGGGTGTCTCTCTCACGTTATGAACACACATCATATATGGTTGTAATGGCGACACCACGAAAAATTTACCAAAGTCTCCCTCTGGTAGATCGAGATAGAATGCTCCACTTATCACACTTGACTCATGCCTATGTCTCTCTGTTCTGCCACCTTTGGGTAGTATGTTGAACCATGAACCACTAATCACTATAGGCCAGTTACCTATCTTTTCAGAGAAATGATTACAACACTCTTGAAATGTAGTCAGCATTGGTTGAGAAACCCGATCCCTAAGCGGATCCCAACCACCATGAGAACTCACACCACCCACTGCTAATGAGTGTTCATGACTTTGACCATTAGTTTTTACATGATTTATAAATTCATCTACACCAGGCGCACCTGTGAGATCATATTCTTCTAATAATGTAGGAAATAAATCCATTTCAGCACCATTTTGAATAATCTATGTTGAGTACCACTCTCAAGGAGGCATCTGTACATGATGTTCCAGCGTGGAGAAAATTGCCTGGAAATATCACTGCCCTATTTTCTTTTGACACCACCTTTTGTCCGTCCTCAAAGTATGTATATCCATTGTTGTCATTGAAATATATCACACAAATATTATAGTCAGGCACGTTCTCAAAGGGCGGTTCTGGACTATCACTTGGCCCCGTAATGTCAACGTGTAATGGTTTCTCTTGTATCTCTGTAGTTCTTGATGTTGCATTAAACTTAACTCTATTGATTCCTATAGGATTAAGTGTAGCAAATATTGGTTTCACTCTCTCAAACATATCACTTATAGGTACACAATTAGCATAACACATATGAGAGAATTGGGGGCAGTTATCTCCTTCCTTTACTGAGTTAGAAGCATAATACCATGGCATACGCCCACCAAAGACATAATCTCTGATGGGCGTAAACACTTCTTCTGGTAGAAAGTTGTCGTAAACTTCTATACTCATACTATGTACTGTTTTTCATACTCTGTCAATCCTTCAGGCGTTGGGAACTCATCAAGTTCAGCAATAACGGCATCAGACCAACGATTTGAACCAACTCTCTCAAATAGTTCTATGTTTAAGTGTTTGTATTTCAAATGAGTTGGAACTAATACTCTGAAACCATATCTATCATTCTTAGTTAGTAATGATAATTGTGTATTCTCTTCAGCAGTGACCACGATTGTCTTTGTTGCCTCAAAAAATGTCTGTTTGAACATTTCGTAGTCATCTTTGTAATGGCACCATTTGTCTATAATCATTCTGCCAATAAATTGAGGCGAACAACAGTGATCGTTTACTGTTTTCTGTTTAGATAATTTATTTTGTAAGGCATTGTAACTAATATAACCAGAGGGATTTGGATTACCGCAATCATGTACCACAGTATAAAAGTCTCTTGTAGTTATCAGCACCATTTCGGGGTCGTCCCAATATGGAGACATTCCATTGAAAGTGATGTAACTTTTCCTACACCACTTTGTCCAATCTCTACTTGCCATTATAGAACCTCATTAATCCATTGCTCTCGCCATTATTGTTCTTTTTGTACCAATTATATTCAGAGAATGATTGTATAGTGTTGCAACCTTTAGTTCCAATCTTCTGATTATATACATGAGTAGCTTTCAAAGGTTGTTTGTTTCCTTTGTACTCTGCTAGGAGAACCATTTTCTTGAGATCTTCGTACACCTCGTCTATCATTGCTTGAGTCAGACTATTTTGATAATCAATCTCCTCATGGCTGGTGCAAGTTCCATTGTGTAAAACATATTCCTGTGTTTTACCACCACTCTTCACAAATCTTTTTGCTGCAGCACCTAGAGTACGAATGAGTCTTTGCTTGTTACCCACACTGCCATCTTTGTTACCAGCATCAGCAGTATTAAGAACAATAAGATTCTTATCTACATTAAGAGCAGCTTTCTTGACCTTATCTGGTTTTACACTCTCAAGAACTCCCTCTTGCATAGAACTTAGAAAAGCATCATTGATGTAGTCAGTGCTCTGTTGTTTTGTCAAACAATTAGGAATAGTCTTTAACCAGTTGTTGAGAGTTTCAATTCCAATCTCATTGTTTACCAATTTGATACCTTTGTTTTTTTCGTAACTCTTTATAACATTTTGAAATGCTCTCAACCAATCTGCCTTTTTCAGTGCTTTAGCAGCAGTAAATGCGTTGTCAGCAAGAGCACCATGATCTTTGACATCTTGAGTTGTGAATTGAAACTCTGTTCGAGACGCTTCATCTTCTTCGTAAATGTCAATTATCCAATACTTATAATTTAACTCATCAAATATTTCAAATCTTCCAAATCCACCAAATAGAGTTAGTCCAGATTCATTTTTGAGAACTCTTGGTGGAAATTTTGATATGTCTATCCCTTTCTCTAAACTTCCTAATAAAGATTCGTCTCTTGTTCCTGTGCCACCAGTTCTGGTGTTATTGAGTGTTTGTCCGAAATTATCTTTAGTTGTAATATCACTTAGTCTTACACATTTTCTCTCTATGTGTCTAAGACCATGAAGTTCTTCTGTTGGTATTAAGAGTTGTGGTTCGTTGTTCTCAATACTTAAAAATAATTGTTGCTGAGCAGCAGCTTCCGCAGGCACTTGCCTGAATGTGGATAAAGTCTCCATGTTTGTCCTCTTGGGCGTATAATATGTCAGTATGAAAACGATCAAGTGTCGAGATCATATATTATATTATAAACATACTTTTTCCAAAACGGCAACTTTATTTACAATCCTTAACATTCTTTCCATAAAGAAGTTTCCACATCTTAGGGTTTAACTTCTTAATAGTTAATTCATCAAGTTTCTTTGCTTCCTTTTTCATTCTCAAGAATCTGTAACATTTCAAGAGCACCCTGCACCTTCAAAAACTCTTCCTTCTTAAGTTCAAAAGTTCTGTTCAATTCTTGTATCTCTGCTTGAAGTATCTTTGATCTCTCAAGCAATTCATCTTTATGACTCATAATTCTACTGTACTCACTCTATATATTATACCACAATAAATACTATTGGCATAGTAACCGAACAAAATGGATTATACTCCAGAACAAATAGATCAACAAAACTATGAGATAGACTCAAATCCAGAGTTACAGAGATCAGAGTTTGCACCTGTAGCAAAGGAGGAGATGTTCCATGAAAAGGTTTATAAGACACTTGTAACACTCGGAGACTTCAAGTGCTATGTTTGGTTCTATGATTATGATTATGACGAGTCAAGGACGAGTCAGGGTACAAAAAGAATACACATAGTTCCATCAGAGGCAAGAATAGAGGATTCGTTAGAGATCAATAAGTATTTCAATGTTGCTAATGGTGTGTGGTCAGAGGGTGTCATCTATGTAAATGCAATATTCAGACGAAATGGCACTGCATTTACTGAGAACAAAGATTTAAAGGATTGTGTAAAATATTTCTCAGGTGTGTCAGCACACTACGGAGCAGATAAGGATAAGATTGTAGCCATTGATATTGCTGATAACGAAAAAATGTATGATATGAGTTATGATAGTGTGACAGCAAAAACTTATTCAGATATATCAAATAATGTTTACTCTGACTTTACATCTATCCCAATAGGTAATGGTACTTTAAGTTTATCTTATGAGAGAGTATTCCAAGTTGGGGAGATTGAAATGAGTGACATAAATGCTGAATTTAATCTAGGAAACAATATTGGTGCATATTACAGAGGAAATGGAATTGCAGATATACCAGAAAACTCAGCAGTACCCACACTAGGAAACCCAATATCATATAGTAACCTCAGACAAACTGTTAAAAAGATAACTGCTAACTGTAATGGTAACTGGCAACACCTACAGGCAAAGTGGGAGGTATATGGCGAAAGTGCTTATGGTTCTTCTCTTGAGAAAATATTAAATGTCAACGGATTTGTTGGATCTGGCGCCAATACAGACCCAGCAATTAGATTCCACAGTGGAGGTGGAGGAGACATTAAAGTATATCTAAATGCTGGAAACTCAGCAGTTAGAGGATACTCTGGCGATGCTGGTTCTGCTGGTGGAGGAAATGGCTCCAATGGTGGTGTAGGTATGGTTGTGGCAACTCCAATAAAAATGCCCCAAAGTCACTATAACGATAGACTTCGAGGCGGTGGCGGAGGAGGAGGCGGCGGTGGCGCTGGTGGTCAAGGTGGCGGAGGAGGTCACAGTGGTCACAGAGTATGCCGTGGTTGGTTCTGTAATAGTTCTTATCTAGTATGTCATGGAAATGGTGGTACTGGCGGTGCAGGGGGAGCTGGCGGTGCAGGCGGCAGAGGAGACGGCTTCTACTGGAATGGTTCTTCTTGGGTTGCAGCACACTCTAATGGAGAGGGAGGAGGTAGTGCTGGGCAAGGCGGTCAAGGTGGAAATAGTAGAGCGGGAGGCACAGGTGGCCAAGGTGGAAATGGAGGCAATGGCGGTGGTCATGAAGCAAATGGTGCTGACGGAGATACAGGAAATACAGGTGCTCAGGGAGGCAGTGATACCAATGGTTGTGGAGGATATCCAGGCGGCAGAAATGGTAAGGCAGGCACTGGCGGTGGTAGTAAGGGAAATGGAGCGTCCAGAGTTACCTATGGTGGCGGTGGTTCAATAAGTTATATTTAAGAGATACCATATACTATTTCTGATTTTATACCATCAGCATTAGCAGTTAGTATTGTAGCACCATGCACTGCTCTGGGCAATAGTTCCCATGTAGATATTTCACTGATCCAAGTGTCAGATAACCAACTGTGTTTCTTGGCACTATCACATATAGTTGATACACACTGCATATGTGAGGCATGACGTTCGTTATATAATCCAATATGATCGTGCATAGATGTGCCTTCGGGTGCATCTTTACTGTATATTGTGGATAAGGCATATCCTAATTGTTTCTTGAGTCCTGACTCATCAACATCTATAATTAA